TGAAGTATCTAACCATTTCTATAACTCTTTCAGGCGAGGCTTTAGTATTATCCATTAGATAGTTAGCCATACTGTCTGCTTCCTTACTCACTACTCCCCTACTCTCTCCAAGCTCTACTCTACCTAGCAAGGCTTCCTCTTTAACCTCAGTAGGAATTAAGAAATCCAAGATTTGATAGTTTCCTTTTTTATGGTTTTGATGTTTGTGTTGGTCTCCACCTAGACCTAAATCAATAGAATCCTTTAAGTATGTAGTAGATGATACAGTAAGAGAAGAAGATTGATTGTTTACTTCCTTATATGTAGATGTATATGAGTGGTTCTTTTTGGCGAGGGTTTTATCCCGAGCCAATAAACTATTCTTCTTCTGAGATAGCTTTACCATTAGAATACCTATGTATTTGGTCTAATCTTCTTTGAGCAAGCTTCCTAGTAGGGTAACAACCCATATTCCTACCTGTTCTTTCAGATATAACGCAATACTCTCCCTCTATTACTTTTATTACTTTGTATTCAGCATTCTCTTGCGAGGAAGTTTCAGGTTCTTCTTGCGAAGCTAAAGGGTTCTGAGCAGGTTGTTCTAGCGGAGTTTCTACCTGTAACTGTTGTTCTTTCAACATATCAGCAGGCACAATAACCTTTTCTGTACCTAATAAGTAAACATCTTGGTTAGTATCTATTGGTAATCCAACTGCCTGCCTAGCTTCAGCAACAGTAGCCCAACCACCTTGAACAGCTACATTCATTCTTTCGTATATCTCATTAGTATCTGTTTGTAAGGCTCTAACATCAGTAAGGTCATACTTAGTAACTAACTTATCTGCTTCTACATAATCAGGTAATAATTGAGCAGATATCTCTCCCGCGACCAAATTCCATAAAGGAATGAGCTTTTGTTCTGTAAAGAACTCTCTTAAAGTCTTAGCATTAGCATAAGTAGCATTCTTTAAACCTACTTGTAATCCCGCAAGAATAGCTGGAACACCTAGAACAGCAGAAGCTCTTGACTCAAACTCTTCTCTTAATGCTCCTATCTCGAGGTCTTTAGGACTAAATGCAAGCTTTTCAACATTAACTCCACCTGAAAGAACTAAAGGCTTACCTCTATTCTTTCCTGATACTTTCCTTTGGAATGTCTTTGAGATAGCTTGACCCTCTTCTTCTGAGAAACCGTATTCATCTTTAGGAGTAATTAAGAAACTTGGAACACCCATATTAGCTAATAAAGCTGTTGCTAACTGTCCTGCTGATTCATCTCCGTATATCTCTCTAAGAATAGTTTTTAATGGCGAGAAACCTTTTCTATGGTTCTTAGGGTCTAGTCCTAGTCTGAAGTGAACAATCATATCTCTTTCAAGCGCGACTGTTTTATTATTAGTCTCATAAGAGTAATATTCAATTAATGTTTCTTCTGAACCTTTAGGAGTAACATTCTCAGGCATAAGAGGATATAAAGCGACTACTTCTCCCGCGTCGTTCTTTTGTTTTAGTAAATAAGCGTCTCCTGAGATGTGCATTGCTGTAATGAGATAGTTTTGAACAACATCTCCACTCATAAAAGGATTTGGTCTTTTAAATAGATTTGATAGCGGGTGTTTAGGAAATACTTCTAGTTCTCCTACTTCATTTTCGAAATAAACCTTTAGTTCAGCTTCTGAGAATGAAGTTCCTAATACTTGTAAGCAAGCGACTACTGCTGAGTTAGATTGACCGTTTCCAAGTCCCTCAACATTCCAATCTCCTGCTCTTGTGTTATAACCTTGAATAAAAGATAGATTGCTTCCATAAGCGCTGTCGTTTGGGTCGTCTCTAAGGAAATCATAACCCGTGCTTCTCTTGTAGCTCGTTCTGTTATCTGTAAACCTAATGCTAGAGATTATCTCTCTAAAACTTTTTCGTTCTGCCATTATTACCTATCTCTATGCAAGGGCAAGGTTGTGGACGCAACCCTAAAAGGCACAACCGAGACCTTGCGTCTCTATTGTACATAACCTTACCACGCTTTTAAAGTCTTTCGCCTTTTAGTTTCTAAAACTGCATAAGCTAAAGAGTCAACAATATCGTCGTGTTCTGCTTCAGGAAATCTTAATAGTTCCGTTTGTACATTACCTAACCACATTGCATTCTTTGGAAAATAGATATCTCCTGATTCCATTTTAGCAACTAACGGATAAGCTCTTGATACTTTGTCTCTATCAGCTTTCAGTTCACGAATATTCAAGCCTTGTCTTTTAGCCATTTGTATAAAAGCTAACTGATACCCTGCTTTTTCTATTCCTATATATTGTAAATCAAATTGGTCTACTTTTCGTTCTAATAGAGGAATAATATCGGGAGCTTCTAATCTCTGTTGGTCTATATCTAAGACAATCAATTCATTGTTCGGTGTTATCGCAACGGAAGTTATAACTGTATAGTCAGCAGTTTGTTTAGTTGATGTTGCAAGGTCAACAGTAGCAACTCTCTTACAATCTTTTAACTTAATTGTTCTATCCTTGCTTAATCTGTATTTAATCTTCTTCCCGAACTGTTCAACTGAATAAAACTTAAACCAATCAGCTTTAAATAAACCACCAGTAGCTTCAATGAACTGAGCTTCATACTCTTGTGAGAAAAGGAACGAACCAATCTCTTTTTTAGCGTGTTCAAGCTCTTCAGGGTCAATAATAGGATTTGAAATAGTTGGATAAGTAAATCTTTCCCAATTCTCTAACTGATTTGCTTCAGAATAGATTTTCTCGAACCAGTTATAGCCTTTAGGTGTACTTATGAATAAAGCTGAACCTTTTTTTTCTGTTAAAGCGGGTCTTATTACTTCAGACCAAGTTTGAGGTTTCATAAAGGCGCACTCATCTAAAACAACGAAGTCTAAACCTGCACCTCTTAATTTCATTGGGTCATCAGCAGAACGAACTTGAACTGAACCACCAGTAGGAGTAATAATTGTTCTTTCAGCTTCTTTAACTACAATTCCGTACTCTTTACCTATTTGTCTAAGGTCAACCCAAGCTTCATTAGTCATTGAGTAAGACGGAGCAATCCACCAAGCCCTTTTTCCTTGCCAAGCGTATTTAAGACAAAGCCAAACACCTAATTTAGTTTTACCCCAACGACGACCAGCAGATAATACTTTAAATCTTGCTTCTGAACTTGCTACAACCTTTTGTGCTTCGTGTAATGCGGGTAAAGTAATTTCATAACCACCAACTGCCGTCTGTTCTAATGCAGATTGCATTATTCTTCAGTTGTAATCCAAATAAGAAATGATTCAACTAAATTAACATCAACTGGAATAGATGTGTACATAACATTATTATCAATTATTTTTGGAATAAATATAACAGCAGGAAGAACAAACTCTTCAGGATTTAAAGAATCAAAATCTTCAAGATATTCTAAATCATTAAAATCTATTATCTTTTCAAACTCTTGGTTGTAATCTTCAATCATTGTTTTCTTCCAATTCGGGTTTAACAACTTCTTTTGTCTCAAGAACTTTAATATCTTCTTCTTCATCATTCTCCAATATATTTCCGTCTGCCCACTTTAGCGTAACTTTAGGTCTATCTTCGGATTCTATTGCAATTGTATCTCTCTTGCCAAACAAGTGAGGATATCTTCTCTCGAGATACCAAGCGTCTGCTTGCCAATTACCATTCTGACCTGCTTCATCAATTCTATTTAATCTTCTTTCAATAGCCTTAGCTTCAGCTATTTGTAATCTTTTCCAAACTTTATCGTAAGGGTGGATTCCTTGTTGACCTTTTTTCTTCCATTGATATAAGGTTGATGTATCTATTCCAACTGATTGGCACGCAAGGTTAACATACATTCCACTCGCAATTGAATCTAGTAATGTATCTATAAGTTTTTCGTTTCGGACAAGAGCGCTTCCCTCTTTCCAGCTAGCTTTTTCTGTCATAGGACAATGTTAGCATTGCTAAACGAACTTGTTTAAATTCTTTCTGTAATCAATACATTCATCAGAACAATACCACCAATATTCTGAATCTAATCCTAATTTTACATACGGCTTATCAGTATAAATCATTTCTTCTTTCGGATAATAATAGAAACACTCTGTGCAAAGAATTTGGTTTAAATACTTTTTCCTAAAATCAGCAACTCTTTTATCAAACTCTATTTTGTTTTTGTTGTTTCCATAATCAAAAGGGTGCATTTTGGATTCATCATACTCAACATAATCTCTGAAGTGATGATATTCTTTTCTCAAAAAGTTTTGAATAATAAATTTAATCAAGTTTGTTTCTTTCGCTAAGTTCTTTTCTTAGGCTATCTAATTTTGTTTGAGCAATCTTAATTTCTTCATTAAGAACATCTGTTCTATTCCTTTTAGCTTTACGAAGTTCTTTTGAAGCTTCATCAATCATCTTTACTAAATCACAAAGTAACAAATCGTTATGCTTAACTTGGCTAGGATTATTAATTCCTTGAATGATTACTTCCTTACCTTTTGATTCATTATTAAATCTTCCGTAATTAACAGCTAAAGCTTCATTCATTACTTTGCCAGCGAATCCTTTTTCAGATATATAACTCATTTTTATATTTCCTTTAGTTTTCTTCTGCCAGCTTTTGCTGAACCTTTTCTTTCATCAATGTTAAACATTGTTACATCAAGGTCGATTGTGATTGTTTCTCCTTTTGTAACTTCCTCTAATGCTTTTGTTTGATTAACCCAAAGTAAGTTTCCATTAACATTTAAAACCATTTTTACTACAAAACCGTATGGTGTATCTTTACCGTAAATGTTTTCAACAGTTCCTGTTATTTCTTGTAGTCCGTCCTCTAAACAATCTACTTTACTCAATCTATATAGTTCTTCTTCTTTTAGTGTAAGTCTTTCAACTGTGTGTGTATATTCTTTAAGTAATGCAAATTCTTCACATTCTTTTCTAACTTGTAAAGCTTCTTTTTCCCACCTTTTTATTGTTTGCATAGTTCTAGTTATAAAGCCTTTTCCCTCACAAGCAAAACATTCTCCCTCGTACATATGACTAAAGCTTGGAATGAACCCTTTATTGTTACATTTAACGCAATCAAATCTTATAACTTTTCTTCCTTTAAAAGTAGTTAAGTTATATTCTTGGTCTAATATTTCTGATTTATATATATTTTTTTCTTGATTCATTTTTATATTACTCCTGCTACTGAGTTAAGAATCATCTTTAGTAAGTCGATTATTATCTCTGTGTTGTCTGCGATTACCTTTATGTTTTTCATATACTAATATCTTAATCGAAGATTACTAATATCATAATCTTTTATTATATTTATTATAAAAATAAGCCTATAAACATTGGGCTTTTCAGATTTCTTAAAAAAACTTTAAATAATTCTCTAATTTTGACCTCAAAAAAGGGCTAGAACTTTTACTTTGTGTGATTGTGAAATTGCGCCTAAGTCTGCGCCTAAGTCATTTTAAAATGAAAAAACGGCAGGAGCGCCTTTGCTCTTGCGAGTTCAAGCGCTATGGAATAATTCCTGCCGAGTTTCCTTTCAGTCTAACTGAATAAATGGTTCTCTTGTGTTTCCTCTTTTTTGTTCTATGATTTCTAGTTCAGCTTTAATATCTTCTTCTCTTAATATCTCTTCTGCTCTTTCAGCAGTAACATCATTTTGATTTACCTCTTTGTTCTCAACTAGAGTTTCTAAATCACTCATCTTAAGCGTCGCTAACCAAGTACGGTCATAACCTAAAGCAAGCAAGTGTCTAGTTAAAGCTAATCTCTTTTCAAATAATTCAGAAGCCATTACTCTTCCTCTCCTGTAAACATCGTTCTCTTTGTCTCTCTTAGTTTCTTTATTGTATTTTCAATCGTGAGCTTCTGTTGTCTCCATTGAATGTGCTGTTGGCTCTCTTTTAATTTAGACGGCTCTATTAAAGTTAAACTAAAATGATTTGCTTCTAGTTCGGCGAGCTGTCTTTCAACCGCATTTCTTTTATCCTTTTCAGTTATGTACTCATAACTAAATCCTATGTCTTTAATCGTCATTAGAATCTCCAATCATAAAATAAATTAAAAGCAGTAAAGATAAAAACAATATAAAGAAATATTATTAAGACCGCTTTCCCAGTTGTACCTTTGTAGCTCATCTAATTATATTCCCGTGTCTATCAATACCGATATTAACTTCTCGTAACCTTATCAACTTCTTCATCTCCTTACCGCTCTTAGCCAACCACTCAACAGTTGCTTCGAGTTGTTTAGGATTCTGTTGTTTGTAATCTCTTATAGCTTCCTTGAGTCCCTTACCTTTAACAGTTATGACTTCATCATCATCAAATTTAAAATCATATCTCTTCATTAAGTCCACTCCTCTTTGCAGACATTACAAATCTTTATGTTTCCAAAATCTATAATGCTATGTCCATTCTCATCACATCTAAGTTTTGGATTATCTATGTAAGCTTGTTTCTGTTTCTCTTCTTTTCCTAGCGACTCGAACTTGCCAAACCATTTTGTTATTGCGTAAGGAGTTACATCAACATTGTTCCAATGCTTTTTGTACGATTGAATTGCGAACTTAACATCTTCAGGTGTTGCACCTGCTATTTGTAATTCCTTTGCACATTTGAACCAACCTGACTTTTCCATTTGAGTTTTAGGTTCATATCCAAGTTCTGAAGTAAATGTTTTAAAGATTGCCTTTCGTATTTTACTATCTTCTTCAGACAATTTACTTGCTTGCATATCTGATTCTAGTTCATTGGTTATAGTTCTATGACTAACTGATGATACTAGGGTCGTATCATTAGTAATACTAGGGGTAGTATCATTCATAACACTAGGCTTAGAAGTTTTGAGGATATAAAGATTAGATTGCTTTGAATTATCTTTAAATCTATTCCTAACTTCTATTGCTTGTATTCCTTTAAGCTCGTTTAACAATCTGTGAGTGGTCGCTTTATTGACCCCAACACGATTCGCTAAAGTTTGAACTGACGGAAAGCAAGACTTATCTTCTTTATCTGCATAAGTCCAAAGAATACAATATAGAACCATTGCTCTTGGATTAATCCCTGAATCTAAAATCCATTGCGGGATTATTGCAAAATAGTTATCTCTTTCAATTTTCATTTATCTCCTTTTATGATTGAGTCTAGGTCAAACAAAAGGTGGGAAATGAATATAACCCAAAAAAAACCTAGACCCAACCTGTTCTCCTTAACCCTCGTGACTAAAAGGGTGCGGTTAAATCGTCCTCAGGCTCAATTGCCTTTGGTGTAACAATGTTACTAGAGTTTATTAATTCTGCTGGTATATCATCACTCCAAGCAGACCAAGCATATCCTGTCTTTTGTATTTCAGGACATTCTTTACTCCCACATTTAAAGTCTGCACTCTTAGGCGAAAGCTTGTTTCCTCTGTTGTCAAACACCTTAGAATCGCATACAGGACACTTCAAATCACTATTTGGTTTTGTAACTTGAACTGTTGGTGTCTGAGCCGTCTCAGAAAAGGGCTTCTGTTGTGAGACATTCTCACTCTTAAACGGCTCTAACACCCAATCCTGAATTGATTGTGCCAATTCAAACATATCTGTTCCATTATCTTTGTCAGCTATAACAAGTTCAATAGCTCCTTTGATTGCAACTTGCCTTACTATTAATTCATCTTTATTCATTTTATACTCCGCTTCCTATTCGTTTGTTTACCCAACTATTTTGTTCTTTCCAATTCATTAAGGTTTCCCTTTTCCAAACTGGAGTAGCTCTAAGATTGTAGTCAGGTTCGGGTAACTTACCCTGAAACTTCCATTGAGCAACTTCTTGTCGCTTAACTGAAAGCCATTCTCCAATCTCAGCAGTTCCTAATATTTCAAGCGTCATTCTTCTTCTCCTTTGATTCCACCATTTAATATTTCGAGTTCTTCTTCAAAAGTCTCGTAAGCTAAAGAATCTACCGTAGGATAGAGTTTCTTCCTTGCTTTTGCTAATGCCCTATTTGTTGCAACTAAACATTCTTCTTTAGTTAAAGAGTCATAACCAAACTCTTCTGAAGCCATTGCCCAGTTAAACATTTTTCTACGGATTTCATTCCTCAATAATTCGTTTTGAAAATTATTTTGGAACATATCTTTATGCGTCATAATCATCTATTGTAATAGAAGATTTAAAGTCTGCAACAGTTTTATTATATTCTTTCCATTCCTTTTCCATTTTCATATCTAAAAAGAAATCAGAAAAAACTTCTTTAATAACTACTACATAAAAGAAACGCCAAAAGATTATATTGCCTATTACAACAAGCAAATCAATTGAGTTCCATAAGTCGTCGCCTGATACATCAAGCATATTTAAGTCAATCATATATTCTCCTTTATTTATATTGTTAAGTTCTTTGTTAAGAACTTAAAGCAACTCGGACTTATGAGCTGTTAACTAGGCGCTTTACACCCACTCATAACACTTGCCACCTTTGGTTATCCTAATAATTGCTATGCTTGGTTTAACGCAATTAAAACTGTCCTGTTCGCGCTTTGAATGCTATCAACATATATTCCTGCCTTTATTCCACTTTGTTGGGTATCAGTTTATATACTCCACATTAATCTCTACTTAGGCCTTAGCACTTTATTATCCGAGTTCCTTTAAATTCTTTTAACTGAGAACTTAAAGATACAGGCTTACACACATTAAGCATTGTTTCTTAAATTAGGCTTTCGCAAACTCAAAGTTATCACACGCTTACCTTAAAAGGTGGTTAATATAACTTGCAATTTATACAACCCTAATGAACGCAGAAATTTACCTATGGAAACCTATATCTTTAAGTTCTCAATTTATGAGTGTATTAAGAAACTATCGTTATGTATAATCTTACAGCTTGTCGTTACTCTGTCCTCTTATACAATCATATAACTATAACTTCTAATTTCTTGCCAACTTCCGTTCAAGGAAATGGGTTAAACTCGTTAGCCGATTTCTGCTAATTATCATTTACTTTAAAAGGCGTTCTTTTACTTCATACTCTTACTAGTCCTCTCGGACACCTTATCTAACAATAATTTAAGGCGGGTGGTTTGCACACTGTACATTTACTGAAGTAGTTCCTATATGGCCACTTTCAATGGTGGTCTGTCCTGAATTTCGACGCTATTACCCGCTCAAGCTCCTCACACTCTATTAATAAATTAATAAAGACTTATTCCACTCTTAGCAACTTTCCTAGAGTTCATACTCTTAGTAACAGTTAATGGATATCTCCTAAGCTCTCTCTTGAGCATTTAACTGCTAAATGTTGATAGTTTCTTAATACACTCATTACAAAGAGCTTTGGAGAGTATGCTTAAAGCTATAAGGTTGTCATCTAGTATTGTGTTTTTATTAGTAAGGCATTTGAGTTTTTTCAGACTGTTCACATTGTTATATACCAATGCTACTTTACAGGATTTGCACTAGAATCGGTGCAATCCTACCTTACTATCCTATGCAGGTGCGACCCGCCATTTATAGCAACATACTCACTAAAGCTCTCTGTTTTAGTTTTAGGTTTTCCTTGCCCCTCGTTTTATAGTGTGGCTCTCACTTGGGAGTCTAAATTTTGAGAGACTGACTCTTAATCTCTATACCTATAACATTACAATCTTTGATTACTAATACAATCTTTTATTATGATTATTTTTAAATAAGCTTGCATTTAATCTAAGATTATGCTAGCTAAGGAAAACCTCAATGTTTATAAGCTTTAAAGTATCTTTAAGTCGTCCCAACCCTGCTCATTTACAGTCAAAGTTAATACACCTTGTTTAGTTTTTAATCCAGTCCTTGCAAAAAGTTCCTCTGAGTCGTCAACACTTGGACATTGTAACCACAATCTCATATCATCTTTTCCTGCTCCTTGTTCAACAGCACGGAAGTGATGATAATGACCCGATATTAAAATCGAGCAGTCCGCCAAAGGACTCTTACCATACATCTGACCTTTCCAAAAGGTTTCCATTTTCTTCCAAGAATCTCCACCGCCGAAACCTGCAAGGTGTCCGTGAGTAAAACCCACCAAACGATTAGAAATCTTTAAAGTTAAATGATATCCGTCAGGTACAAGGACTTTAACTTTATCATACATTTTATTTTGCTCAAGGATTTCTCCTATCACTTGTAGTTGTGCTTGGCCTGAGTCATCTAATCTAGTTGTTGCAACACTAGCCTTAGCACTTCTATTCTCTGAGTGATTGGAAACTACACCTGATAAAACAATTTCATTTCCATAAGGAAGAAATGTATCAATAATTTTTATAATCATTCTTCGCATTAAGTGTTCTTGTTGAGACCTATCCAAGTCAATTACATAAGCTTGATTAGGATAGAAATGACAAGTACCCTCAACTAAATCCCCAAGAGAAATTAAATAGATAGTATCAATCTTCTTTCCAGTCTTTTTAAAGTTCTCTAATTGTTGAACTCCTTTTTCTAAAGCTTCATTAATTCTTGCAACAGTTGCAACAGAACCTTTTTTACCTTTATACTTGAAATCTTTTTTACCCAATTGGAAGTCGCTCATACAAAATACCCAAGAAGTATCTGCTTTAACTTTCCTTTGTTTCTTTATTGGAGTTTTCTTTTTAATCTCTTTAAGAAGTTCATCATAATATTTATCGTGATGAGGATTCTTTTTTCGGATTTGAAATTTAAAAGCATAGAGGTCAACTATTTCTCCACCTTTTCTTTGAGTCTGCCAAGTACTAAACCTAATTGTATCTTCCATTATTTCAAATACCTTTGGGTCAAACCCATTATCTGAAAGTAAATAATTAAATTTAGGATTCTCTTCTTTAGAGATTGCTGTAATCTCTCCTCTGTTATCTTTATTAACCCAAGTCGCATTAGGTTTCCAACCACTTGGATAGTAGTTATTCCCTAGTTCCTCGTCGTGAGCAACATCTTTGCGCTTCTTTATTATCTTTTCTATTTCTTTGTCCACAAGCCCTGCGTCCTTTCCTTATGTATCACGCTCCCAAGTTTCAAGGAATGCGTATATAGTTTCTTCTAGCTTATCTAATTCCATAACCACTAACCCGTTATTAACACCGTCAGGCATAGCAACAAATACAAAAGGTCTAGCGTCTCCTATCCTTTTATTATCTTCTGATTGTAACTTAGCTTTTAAAAATTTATTCCATAGAGTTTGAACTTGTTTCCCTGATTTTACTTCTACTCTTACTTCTCCACGCCAGTTTTCTTCGTGTCCCATTTGAGAGCGAAACTTTGTATCAGGTATTCTAAGTTTCTTTCGAGCAATGTTTTGTTTTCTTCTACCTTTATTTTTATTATTTAATCCACGCTTCTGAGCAGGAGACCAGTTATCTTTATTCTTAACATTCTTTTGACCCATTCCTTGCATACCAGCATTCTTCCTAGCTTTATATTCTGAGAATGTTTCATCTTCTTGCCATTCTATTTTAGACATCTGAACCCCAACAATGTTTACTGCTGTTCCAATGATACCAACCGTCATTATAAACAAGCCAACTTGCCAATTTAGTTGAGAATGTAGGGTCTAATCTATTCCAAGAACCAGTCATATTAGTTAATTTATTTTTTAGCCAATCAAAAGTATTGTCATTAAATTGCCATAAGCCTTTGTCTTGTGTTCCGTTTGTAT